ATTTCCTGTATTACTATTTGATAAGCATGTGCTTGTCCTAGCATATACTTATATTTTTCCATACTGTCAACCCCACCGGTAATCATACCGTCTCCAATTTGTTGTAATGTAGCGTTGATTCTTTTTTTAAGTTTATCTATTATTATTAGATCTTCCATCTTCTCTCCTTATAACTTAAATTGTTGCAACACTTCTATTTTCTCTTCGGCGGCTGCAATTTTTTCTATTAATTTATCTACTTCATCTATGTGTTGTGGATGTTCTCCAATACCTACAGAACTTTCCAAGTAAATTTTAAGTGTGGCATCTGCTTCTAAAATTTGAGCTTCATACCTAGCTTCCAATGCATCTATTATTGCTGTTCTCATTTTTTCTTCCTTTTTTTATTTAAAAGTTTAACACGTGTGTGCCAACACCATTCAGTCATTTTAATAACATACGTCTCAATAAATGCAACAGCATCATCAAGTTTTGCAAAAAAAGAATATAAAAATTTATCTAACATTTCCATCGTCTACGTGCCTGTCGAAGTCTCGAATTTGGATTGGCCGCAGCTTTGGGAAATTTTTTCATTTGACCTGCACTTCTTGCGCAGTATGATTTTCGCCTGTTAGCGGCAGCGGACCCTTTTTTAACTTTACCAGTCACAGCTGTT